GCAATCGTCTGTAAGGAATGGCTCAAGCACATTATCATACAGGCAACTAAACGCAACCTCGACTTCAGACTTGTTGCGAGTATTCACGATGAGTACCAGTTTGAGGTTCGTAAAGACCACGCCGAAGAACTTGGCGAGGTTACAAAGCTGGCGATGAAGCTGACAGAGCAATCTCTCAAAGTTCGTTGCCCTCTCGACAGTGAATACAAGGTCGGGAAAACGTGGGCAGAAACCCACTAGAAAAAAAAGTGTTGACATTTGATTCTGGATGTGGCACTATATAGTGGTCGTTGGCAATACCGCCACCGACATGACAACCAAAACGAAAGGTAAAACGAAATGACAGTAGTAAAAGGTAAAGCATACTGGGCATCAGTACAACAACCAAACACCACTTACGAACCTGAGTGGGGCATCGACATTCTTGTGGATGATGGCAATCGTGCCGCACTTGAGGCAGATGGTCTTACTATCAAGAACAAGGGTGATGACCGTGGTGACTTTGTTCACATCCGTCAGAAGGTGACACGCCGTGACGGTTCGCAGAACGAAGCACCTACAGTTGTGGACGCACAGAAGCAGCCGTTCACTGGCCTCATTGGTAATGGTAGCGTTGTGAATGTAATGTACACACCGTTCCCGTGGGAGATGAATGGCAAGTCAGGTGTATCACCACTGCTCAAAAAGGTTCAAGTTGTGGACTTGGTTGAGTACAAAGCAGGGGAAGACTTCGATGTCGAAGATGGCTTTACTGCTTCAGACGCACCATCAGCTACCGCAGAACTGAATGACGAGGTTCCGTTCTAAGTAGTTGATAAGCACGGGGGCGACATTTGGATTTGGTCGCTGGCGATAGCTGCGAGGGTGGGAACGCTATCACTTACATAGGAGACTGAGATGGAAACAAACTTACCCGAATACCTTGTGATACTGTGCTTCGGCCTTGCAGGTTTTATTATAGGCTGGGCAATGCCACGAGGCAGACACCTGAAAGCACTTCAGTTGCGTGTCCTCAAATCACTGCACAACTTCTTCGCAGATGAAGAGGAGTACATTGCACACAAGGCACAACGCATTCGCAAAACCATAAAGAGCAAAGCTAGGACACGTAGCTCAACTGGATAGAGCAGCAGACTTCTAATCTGCAGGTTGCAGGTTCAAGTCCTGCCGTGTTCGCCAACACAGGAGATACAGATGTTGCACGCACTAATCGACCTTGGACAGACACTACTGCTGGTCTACATAACCTACATGGTAGGAAGGAAATAACATGACTAAGACACTCGACACACTCGTACAGGACATTTACTCGACCCTAGAAAAAGGTGTTGATGTGTCTCAACCTTCGGTGCAAGAAGCACTGGACGAAGTTGGTAGCCTAGTGCGAGAGGCTACTGAGACTGTGCTTCGTGAGGGAGAGCGTACAGGTGCATCTAACCTACGACTTTCTCAAATCGGAAAGCCAGACCGTCAAATCTGGTACGGAGTACAGGGTGAAGACGGAGAGCCTCTTAATGGACAGACCCGTATTAAGTTCCTGATGGGTCATGTTCTTGAGGCTCTCCTGATTTGCCTGACAAAGGTATCAGGGCATACAGTTGAAGAGGCGCAGGACACCGTAGAGGTAGAGGGTGTGCTGGGGCATCAGGACTGTGTGATTGATGGCGTGCTTACAGATATCAAGTCTGCCTCTGCATTTGGCTTCAAGAAGTTCAAAGAGAACAGGCTGGCAGACGATGACCCGTTTGGATACATTGCACAGATTAGCGCATACGCAACAAAGAACAACCGCAATGAGGCAGCATTCCTTGCTATTGATAAGAACAGTGGTGAGCTTGCAGTAAGCCGTGTACATGAGCTTGAGATGATTGATGCTCCTGCCCGTGTGCGCCACCTGAAAGGTATGGTTACAAGCGATACACCACCTGCCCGTTGCTACAACGATACAAAGGATGGGGAGTCAGGCAATCGCAAGCTGGTTATTGGCTGTGTCTTCTGTCCATACAAGAAGAAATGCTGGGCTGATGCCAATGGTGGTGCTGGTCTTCGTGCATTCAAATATTCTAATGGCGTGCGGTACATGACGCAAGTAGCGAAGACACCGAATGTCGAAGAACTGGAGTTATGAAAAGAAAAAAATATAAACACGAATACAAATCCAATTCAGAATACGAGGCGGCACAGCAGCTTCACAAATTAAAGATAGCCTTCGAGTACGAGAAAGACACGCTACCATACGAGTGGCGTGAGGATAAAAAGTATACGCCAGACTTCTTCTTACCTAATGGTGTTGTGCTTGAAGTGAAGGGTCGGTTCATGGCAGAGGACAGGAAGAAACACCTGTTTATTAAAAGCCAGTACCCAGACCTAGACATTCGCTTTGTGTTTGACAACCCATACCGCAAGCTATACAAGGGCGGGAAGATGACCTACGCAGACTGGTGTAACAAGTATGGCTACCAGTTCTGCAAATTAAATGAGGGCATTCCGCAAGAATGGCTTGACAAAGCAAATGTCAAATAGTAGAATAACACTTCACTTGGACGAGTTCAGACCAGACTTGTCCTCGCCTGAACAGACGCTGTATCTATGTGTCATACTGCAGGCATTACTTGATGCGACCAAGCAACCGTACAAAGGTGAGCCATCAGAAGCACGCATTGAAAGGGACAGGGCAACGGCATGGTTCTTTGCTTCTATAGGAACCACGGCACAGGACTTCGAGGAAGTATGTACCAATGCAGGTGTTGACCCGAACTATATGAGAGACTTCGCCTACAAGGTGTTGCACACAGGAGAAATTGAGTATGTCAGAAAACGAATTAACGCAATCCTTGGACACTAAGTTCAAGCATTTTGAACAACCAGATGTCGTAAACAGCCCAACGCACTACAACTTCAAGGGAATTGAAGCCATTGACGCTATTGAGGCCAGCATGACAGCCGAAGAATTTACAGGATATTTGAAGGGCAACTGCATGAAATACTTGTGGCGATACAAGTACAAGGGCAAGCCTGTGGAAGACCTAAAAAAATGTCAGTGGTATCTTAATAAGCTTATTGCTTCGCTGGAACAAGTGTAGTATAATTGGAGTCTTCGACTAATGAAAGTATCATTGATTGATTATATGGGCAGCGACCTTACAGTAGTAAACGCTGCCCGTGTTTCCTTTAACAAGGAATCAAAGCGGGTCAAGGTGGCGAACTACTACGACCTTTCAGAGAAAGACCAGAAGCTTATCAACTACTTAGCTGAACATGCACACTGGTCGCCGTTCTCGCATTGCTTCTTGCAGTTTCGTATTGAAGCACCCCTATTTGTGGCACGACAGCTTATCAAGCATCAAGTGGGGTTGGCTTGGAATGAAGTCAGCCGCCGCTATGTGGACTATGAACCCAAATTCTACATACCTAAGATGTGGAGAAAGCGTGCAGACAATATAAAACAGGGTAGTGCCAGCGACAAGATACCGTATGACATTCGCTCATTCATGGCGCAGGCACTAAAGACATACGACAATATGCTTGAGGATGGCGTAGCACCAGAGCTTGCACGCATGGTGTTACCGCAGAACATGTACACAGAGTGGTACTGGTCTGGTTCTCTGTATGCCTTTTCTCGTGTGGTTAACCAACGACTACACGACACGGCACAGAAAGAAACACGTGAGATTGCTGAGATGATTAGTCAGGAATGCTCACGATTTGATTTTAAACATAGCTGGAAAGCACTAACTGGAGAGGAGCTACATGCCGATGACAAGGAATATGACTACGACTAACCACCTACCAACCGATTACCAAACATTTATTGCTACATCTAGATACGCTAGATGGATTGAGGAAGAGAACCGTAGAGAGACATGGGCTGAAACGGTAGGCAGATTCATAGACAACATCGTGCGTCCCGCAGATATCGACAGCAAAACAATCAATGAAATCGAGGACGCAATCCTCAACCTAGAGGTAATGCCTTCTATGCGTGCCTTGATGACCGCAGGACAGGCGGCTGACCGTGATAACACATGCGTGTATAACTGTAGCTACCTGCCTGTTGACCACCCCCGTGCCTTTGACGAGGCTATGTTTATTCTTCTGTGTGGCACAGGCGTAGGCTTCTCAGTCGAGCGTCAGGCAATACAGAAGCTACCGCAAGTACCCGAAGACCTCGCAGAGGTAGAGGATGTTATTGTGGTACAGGATAGCAAAGAAGGTTGGGCAAAGAGTTTGCGTAAGCTTATCTCTCTGCTCTACGTTGGCGACATCCCCAAGTGGGACTTGTCTAAGATTAGACCTGCAGGCGCACGCCTCAAGACATTTGGTGGGCGTGCCTCTGGACCAGAGCCGCTTAACGACCTATTCAACTTTGTTGTAGGTAAGTTCAAGGGTGCAACTGGTCGCAAGCTCAACAGCGTTGAGTGCCACGACATCATGTGTAAGATTGGCGAGGTTGTAGTTGTTGGCGGTGTACGCCGCAGTGCAATGATTAGCCTGTCCAATCTATCCGATGACCGTATGCGTCACGCCAAGTCGGGGCAGTGGTGGGAGAATGAGGGTCAACGTGCGTTGGCTAACAACTCTGTTGCCTACACTGAGAAGCCTGACATGGAAACATTCATGCGTGAGTGGACAGCATTGGTCGAGTCTAAGTCTGGTGAGCGTGGCATCTTCAGCCGTGACGCAGCAGACAAACACGTTGGGCGTAATGGTCGGCGTGAAACTGGTAGAGAGTGGGGTACAAACCCGTGCAGTGAAATCATACTGCGTCCCTATCAGTTCTGTAATCTGACAGAGGTTGTGGTTCGCCCAACCGATACAGAAAAAACTCTAGCACGCAAGGTTAAGCTTGCTACAATTTTGGGTACGATTCAATCCACATATACACACATGCCGTATCTGCGGCCTGTATGGAAACGTAACACGGAAGAGGAAAGGCTGTTGGGTGTAAGCCTGACAGGTATTATGGACAATGAAATCACAAACAAACCGACTTCAAAAATACTTAACAAGCTTCGTGACACTGCTGTACAAACAAACAACGAGATTGCACAGCAACTTGGAATTAGTTCATCTGCGGCCATCACTTGTGTCAAGCCTTCAGGTACTGTTTCGCAGCTTGTTGATAGTGCCTCTGGCATTCATGCTCGTCATAGCACGTATTATATTAGAACTGTACGAGGCGATAACAAAGACCCGTTGACACAGTTCATGCAGGACGCAGGCATCCCTGCGGAGCCTTGCGTTATGAAGCCAGAAAGCACAACGGTGTTTAGTTTTCCAGTAGCTTCACCTGACGGTGCGGTTACACGCAACGACATGTCTGCGATTGAGCAGCTTGAGTTGTGGAAGATGTATGCCCTTGAGTGGTGCGAACACAAGCCATCAGTGACCATCACGGTTCGTGATGAAGAGTGGCTAAAGGTTGGCGCATGGGTATACGATAACTTTGACATCTGCTCTGGCGTATCTTTCCTGCCGCACAGTGACCACACCTATGCACAAGCACCTTATCAGGACTGTGACAAGGCTGTGTACACTGAGGCACTAAAGGCTATGCCCAAGTCAATCGACTGGTCGAAGCTTTCTGATTACGAGAAGGAAGATAATACTGCAGGCACACAAACGCTGGCCTGTTCTGGTGATTCCTGTGAGGTCGTTGACCTAACTGCAGCTTAAGGAGACAATATGGCGTACAAGATTGAGATATATGGACAACAACGATGTGGCTTCTGCGAAAGAGCAAAGTCACTGTGTGAGCAACGTGACCTTCCCTACACCTATTATGAGATAGGAGTTGACGTAGACTTGGGAGAGTTCTCAAGGCTCTTCCCTGACAAGAAGACAGTACCACAAATTATGATTGATGGTAAATACATTGGGGGATTTTCTGAACTGAATGCGGAGTTAACACTATGAATTTATTAGACGCACTTATTAAAAAACTAGAGGGTGAGATTGCAGTAGCGCAAGCCAATGTTGAGGTTTATCTCAACCAATCTGTTGGTATTGGAGAACACCCTGATGTTGTCGAAGCCATTGAAACACAGGTAGAAAAGATTGCTGCCGCCGATGAAAAGATTCAAACAATAAAAAAGTTCTTGACTTAATTGCATATATTTAATATAATATAAGATAAGCGGTGGGCAGAGTTCTTCAGTCCTTTCTCTCTCTCATGTCCACCGCACCTTATATTGGAGCAGTTATGAAAAGAAGACCAGTTATTTATATTGGATATGATGACCGTGATAAAAGAGCTTACGAAGTTCTGGAACACTCAATCCGCAAATACAATACAAAATATGACATCATCCCCCTGCTTGAGCCAGAGCTTCGGCGCATTGGTTTGTATCGCAGGGCTTCACGTGTGTTTGAACACGACCCTAAACAACGATACGATGTATTCGATAACAAACCTTTTAGTACAGACTTTACATTCACCCGCTTCTTGGTTCCTGCATTGAACCAGTATCAGGGACTGGCATTGTTTATGGATGCCGATATGTTTGTGCGTGGTGACATCGAAGGTATATTTGGTGTTTATGGCAAGCGAACAGACTTTGCTGTTCAATGTGTCAAGCATAAGTATGAGCCACCCGAAGGAGCAAAGATGGACGGGGTTGCACAAACCCGCTATCGTAGAAAAAACTGGTCTAGCTTTATGCTGTTCAACTGCTCCCATCCAAGCAACAAAAAGCTAACAGTTGATGCAGTCAACCTGCAAACAGGTTCTTGGCTGCACTCTTTTGGGTGGCTTGACGATGACGAGATTGGAGACATACATGAAGAATGGAACTGGCTTGACGGACACTCAAGCGAACATGTTGAGGCGAAGAATGCTCACTTTACGACAGGTGGTCCGTGGTTTAAAGACTGGAAACCAAAGCGGCCTATTGACGAAGCGTACACAGAAGAATGGCTTGCCACTGAAAAAGAAATAACTACTCAGCTTATACTGGAGAATATGTAGTGGCGTTCTTGCATAGCAACATACCCCACTTTAAATGCTGGGTGCGCCGTGACTTCACGCACAATCACGAAGCATATCACGGAGAGTTTCTGCATGGCATGGCTGTTGGTGTTACGACAATGCCCAACAGGTGTCTTAGTTTCCAGATTATATTTACAGGCATATCTGCCGAAGGCGAAGAAGAAGATACGGTGCATGGTGGTGCAATGTGGGCAAGGATGCCTATTACAGGCTTGATGGGTGATATCCCCGTAGAAGACTGGCCTCAACAAATGGCAACACACCAAGCACAGCCGTGGGATTGTGCATCACGCACACACTCTGTGTACACAATTGACAGAGCAACTCCATGCCCTTGGCTTGTAAAGATTGATGGAGATATGTACCCTGCCAAGTATCTATTTACTGTGGACTACACAGATAGTGAGATAGCTGATGACCCAGCACAGCACAAACAAAGCCACGTGCTTTGCCTTCTGGACGCAGGTGAATGGACAGGAAACATTGTCGCCCTACCTAACAACAGAGTCAGGGTCACGCACCCAGCCTGGTTTGTTACAGGTGAAGGTGCGCCAGACTTCAAGCCATCAGCACAAATACATTACAGCAAGAGCGACCTAGATTATACTCTTGATACTAACCAAATATTTAATAACCTATACTCAGAGGAATAATTATGTATACTTTTGTAACAAGCTTTCCTAAAAAACACGAAGAAGAATATGGACTGCCTATGCTGGAGTCTGTTATAAACAAGTGGAAACCAACCGATTTTAAACTACACGTATATCTTGAAGGTTATAAAGGAGAAACAGACGGACTGCCGCAGGCAAGCTTTATTACTTACCGTCACATAGAAGATGTAGAAGCACGTAATGATTTTATTAAGCGTAACGCAGACAAGAACGGACGCTTTGCAGAAGCACCATACAATTACAGGCTAGACGCAGTGCGCTTCTGTAATAAAGTATACGCCTACTCTGACCTTGCCTTCGAGTTGATTGAAGAAGAATACAAGGGTTGGCTGGCATGGCTAGATGCTGACACCATTACAAAGAAAAGATTTACTGCAGAAGACGCAGCCAAGATTATGCTTGACGAGGTAGACATGGTTCACCTTGGTCGCATTGACATTGACTATAGCGAAACAGGCTTCACTGCATGGAACATGGCATATCACAATGCCTGCTCACACATCGTAGACATTCGTGGCGCATATGATACTAACGAAGTATTCAGCTATCGTGAGTGGACTGATTCATTTGTGTATACTCGTCTGCTCAAGATATACGAGGCACATGGTTCAAAGGTACGCAATTTGTCAGAGGGTGTACGTGGCTTAGAGGTATTTGAGAACTGCATGTTAAACGAACACTTCACTCATAACAAAGGTAATCGTAAGTGGCAAAAGAAACAGGAAGTATCTCCTGATATTGTTGGTCCAAAGCGTTACAAACAACTTGCAGATATAGTTCGCTTCTACTCTGAAGACCGTGACACCTTTACCATCGTAGAGACAGGCACGTGGAACGGTGGTCGAGCCATTGAGATGGCACTTGCTGCATTTGAAAATGTAGATGAAGTACACTATCGTGGGTTTGATTTGTTTGAAGAAGCCACAGAAGAGACAGATAAGATAGAACTAAACATCAAGGCGCACAATCCTACTGAGGCAGTATCCCGCCGACTTGCAGAGTTTGCAGTTAAGATGGCAGAAAACAACAAGAAGTTTACATACAATCTAAACTGTGGCGATACCAAAGACACTATGAAGTCCAAAAGATTCGATGACGTAGACCTTGCCTACATTGATGGCGGTCATTCATACGACACAGTTAAAAGCGATTACACCTTCTTAAAGGATGTACCTGTTATTGTGTTCGATGACTATTACTCACATGAAGATAAAGAGTTTCTAGATAACCCTGACTATAACGGAATCATAAGAACCTTTGAAGAAATTAAAGATACCAATAAATATGTTCTTCCATCAGATGACCCAACTGCCTTTGGCGGCAAGGTTCATCTTGGTGTAGTTATTTCTACAAAAGAAAAAGATTTACCCCAAGAGTTTATGCGTGTTCCTATTCTTGTAAAACCAAAAGACTCAATGCCACAGGACGACATCCATAATAACATTATCTACAATGTAGAAAAGATTAATGACTTTGATTGGGTCAAGCAATACAAAACAAATAATAAGCACGCTATTATTGCATCAGGTGGTCAGCTTGACATGAAGGAAATTAAAAGAGTTCAAAAAAAATACAATGCCGAAGTGTGGTGCGTCAAGCATTCATATCCCCGCCTTCTTAAAGCAGGCATTAAACCTACAGCTTGCGTTATTCTTGACCCACGGCCTGTAGACGGTGTAAGTACACACGGTGTCAAACGCAAAGACCTATTTAAAAAAGTTGACCCAAGTACATTATTTGTAATTGCAAGCATGACAGACATCTCTGCAGTAGATTACATTATGTCTAAGACAGATAATGTAAAAGGCTTTCATGCCTTTACAGATGCTGTACGTGACGTAGACAGGGAAGATAAGTTTGTAATCAATACTAAGCTTCCCATTCCTACAGGCACAGTGTTTATCTCTGGCGGCACTGCCTCTGCTACACGAGCCATCGGCCTGCTTGAAACATTAGGCTATCGCAACCTACACCTATTTGGATTTGATTGTAGCGTACCAGAAGATGCCGTAGATAAAGAAGCAAAAGACGAAGCAGGACAGCCAAAATACTTGCATGTAGAAACTGGCGGGTTTAAGTTCTGGACAACAGGCGAGTTACTTGCCCTTGCCCAAGACCTTGAGAAGATGCTTGAAAGAAAAGACCTAGCACTAAACATAAACTTCTATGGTGACAACACTCTCGCTCACCAAGTCTTTGAGCAGTCGTACTACAATCAAGAGTTTCAAACTTTTGAGGAATTTATGAATGACAGGGCAGCTTAAAGAACGTCAAGAAAAGTTTTGTCAGGCATATCTTATCAATAAGAATGCTACTCAGTCTGCTATCTCTGCTGGCTATAGTGAAAAGTCTGCACACAATCAGGGATACAGACTACTGCAAGAGCCTGCTATCCAACGCAGACTTGAAGAACTTGAAGACGAATACAGCACAGATGTAGATGTTGTCTCAGAACTTGAGAAGCAGTATGAGCAAGCCAAAGCAAATGGCAATGGTCAAACTGCACTCAAGGCTCTTGAGCTACTGTCTCGTGTGCGTGGTAATAATGCAGAGGACGATGGACCACAGGACGTAGCAGGTCTTGAGGGAAAGATATGCGCCGCCATGAAAATTATAGGCAAAGAAAAGATGTATCAACTGTTTATGTCTACTTGGCCTGAAGACTTTGAAGAAGAAGAGGATGTATCAGATGAATAAAAAAACAGCACTTGTTACTGGTGTTACAGGACAGGATGGTGGATATCTAGCAGAACTACTTCTTGACAAGGGTTATATTGTACACGGCCTACAACGGCGTGTGTCCTCAGAGCCTTCCAAACGTATTGCACACCTGATAGATAACCCTAATTTTAAGCTACACTACGGTGATTTAACTGACACAGGTAGCCTGATGCACCTGTTTGATACCAATCTATTTAACGAGGTTTACAATCTTGCGGCACAGTCTCATGTGCGTGTTTCTTTTGATGTGCCAGAATACACCGCTAATGTGGACGCTATAGGGGTTTTAAAGCTCTTAGAGTGCATTCGTACACTTGGCCTATCCGACCATACCAAATTCTATCAAGCGTCCACCTCAGAGCTATATGGAAGGGTTTTAGAAACACCTCAATCAGAGACTACACCCTTCTATCCACGCAGTCCATATGGGGTAGCCAAGCAATTTGCCTTCTGGACTGTAAAAAATTACCGTGAAGCATACAATATGCACGCATCTAATGGTATTCTATTCAACCACGAATCACCGTGGCGGGGTGCTGAGTTTGTTACACAGAAGATTGTGCAGGGCGTAGCTAATATTGCAAAGGGAAAGCAGCCACACATTGAGCTAGGCAACCTAGATGCTAAACGAGACTGGGGACATGCCAAGGACTATGTAGAAGGTATGTATCTTATGATGCAACAGGAAGAGGGTGACGACTATGTATTAGCTACGGGTGAGCTACACTCTGTGCGTGAGCTTGTTGAAAGATGTTTCGATGCAGTAGATATGAAAATCAAATGGGAAGGCGAAGCAGGCTTAAGGGAAGTTGGTATGGATGAATACGACAACACAGTTGTTAAAATTAATCCAGAGTTCTATCGCCCTGCCGAAGTCGATTTACTGCTAGGCAATCCACAAAAAGCAAAAGATGTACTAGGCTGGGAACCTAAGTACACCTTTGAATCTATGATTGATGAAATGATGGAAGCTGCCTTAACCTAAAGTAAATATTCCAAAGGCTACACCAAAGAAAATAACTACACCAATAAAGATACAGCCGCCCACAAGCAACATCTCTTCAAACTCTTTTTGTTTTCTTCTTGCTATGCGCTTCTGTTCAGCTATAGCTTCCTTCTCTTCTCGTATACGCCTTGCTCTTTCTGCTACTATCTGCTCCCATGTACCATGCCCAAACCTATAGTTAATTAGTTTTTTCATTTCGTACATTTGTTCTTGAGCTAGTTTAGCATCAATAACAGAGGACGCAACATCTTTTGTTTGTCCTATAATGGATTTGCTGCCAAATCTTTTTTGCTGTATCTGTTGTTCACCAGCAAATATACCATCAACAGCACCTATAATATCCTTGATATCATTAGCCGTGTTAATATTAGACTTGATAAACTCCACAGATTTCTGGACTAGGGCGATGCCTGCCAGCGTGGTTGATATAGGTTCCATTTCTCTCTCTCATTTTGTATCATTTATTTACGTAATGCACCAATAGATTTAACACCAAAGCTTGCACCGATTGATACTAAGATACCCCAAGACAACCACTCAGGGCAGTCCTCTCTAAGGAATCTAAATCCGTCTGCAATGTATGGCTGTGCTGGGGGATAGAAACAGGCACACAGCAAGCCAACGAAAAAAATTGTCCACAATTCGTCTTTCCATGAGTCTGCTGAAGCATCCATAGCTTTAGCTTCCCATGCCGAATCATTGGCTGCATGTTTAATTTGCCCTTGTAGTTTAGCTTCCTCAAGTTTACTCTTGAGTTCTGTTTTGCGTTGCCTGCCTTCCATCCATTTACCTGCAAGGCTGGCTATAGGTGTTAAAAATTGCATCATATTATTCTGAACTTTCGTTTTTAATTAATAGTAAATCAAACATTGCAGATGCTTGTTGCACCTGTGAGCTTGATTGTGCAGTCATTTCAATGTCAGTTTTTTCTGTAAACTTTAAAGGAAACTCCATAACTTCCTCAAAGGTTTGTGAAGCAGTTGTATACTTTGCTTGTGTTCTAAAAATACCTCCAGGTTCTCTAATTCTAAGACGTACTGTTTGATACTTATTTGCAACCTCTGCTGCACCACCAAATACTATTTGATACAAGAAGGCAGTATAACCAGCAGGCACAGTGTATGTTGCCATTAGGGTTTGCCCCTCGCCTTCAGCAACAACAGCTACAGTATCTCCTGAGTGTGTAATTGTTACATCTCCAGCAGGCTCATTGTCATCGCTCACAAATGCTCTATATGCACGTAAAAATGTACCACTAGTAGTAACTGTGGTTGTACCATTGAGAGTTACAACATTAGAAAGCTCATTGTAATCACCGTCTACACCCTCAACAGTTATTTGTGAGTTATCTGTTGTGCTGGTTCCTACAACACCAAGAACTGCAGCAGAAGTAGGATAAGTATAACCACCACCACCATTCCATATAAGTGTAGCAGATGTGGTTACAGATGTATTAAATCCAAATTTATGTACATGCTCGTGACCTTGCACATAACCACGCTTTACATGTAGTCCAAATGGCTCGTCCTTACCCGTCCTTGTTATACTTGAATATTGTCCCATATTAAAATCCACTCATATAGTTTTTACCATCATATCTTAGCACAGCTTTTCTGTTGTGGTTTATTCCAAACTCATCTGTACCTGCATAGCTACAATGAATCCAGCCAGACTGCGGCTCCCCCTCATTGTAAAACTCTAATATTAGCTGGTCAAAGTCTAGATTATCTCTAATCCATTCTGCGACCTCTTTATTGTCTATCCCAATTACCTCAAAGTCTGCAGCCTGTCCCTTGGCATGTTGGCTTGCAGAGCTACTTCCTATGGCAAGACACAACTCGACTGAGCGAAAGCCACTGCTAACAGTTACAGGTCTGCCAAAATGCTCACGCACTGGCTGTAGTATATTCTTACACAGACCATGTAGGTTATGCAAGTGTATTGGGTCAGGCATATTGTTAATACCCTTGCGTAGTGCAGTCTGACTTTTAGTCATTTCATCTAATGAAAAGTTTGCAGTTATTTGCATTATTGGCTTTCCTCAATAGTTGTACCATTTAAACTGTTATAAATGTTAATTAAAGTATCGAAGGGTATAGGAGAGCGTAGTCTGGTTTGCATGTCTGTTTGAGGCAACACATACGGCTCAAAGTAACCAATCATTTCACCTGTATTAGGGTCTTCATACAAGGCATTTTGTATGTGATTATCAAGATTAGGACTCAATGTTCCCATTTGATTTAATGTAATTGCATTTTGAAAATCAGACTCAAACGTATCACCATACAAAACTTTATAGTCACGTATCAAACTATTAAGTTTTTGATACCCACCTAATCTTTCTTTTTGTGCGTTCATATATCTACGAACAATTTCTGGGGAATCTTCTTGAGTTAAATTAGGGTCACGCAATAATTCATTTAAAGATGACCCTGCTCCTTCAATCTCATATAATACAGGACGAACAGCAAAGTTTGTGCCTGCTGTTAAATCTAATCGCTGGTCTTTTAAACCAAAGAAAGCAGGAACATCTACATCACCTTCAGGCCAATTATATAGACCAGTTTTTTCTGCATATAACCCTTGATTTTTTTCTAGACTTTTTTCATACTCCATTCGTTTTGTAAATTCAGTTATTATAGCTGGTGTAAACAAAGTAGTCAATGGCTCAAGCGCACGTACTATATTTTCTTGAGGGTCTTGCTCATCTGTAAATCTTTTAGGATTTGATAATTCTACAAGAGCCTCTGTAATCATTGATGGTGCAAGGAAAGGACTAACCGTACTTCTAAATGTATTCAAAGCAAGGTTATTCATTTCTACATTTTGTTTAGCTGTAGTAGGTTCAGGTGAATTAATATATTGATGTACGCCTTTGGCTGCTGTTTTAATAAAAGCAAATGGGTCAATTGGACCAAGATTTATATAGTCAATACCTTTATGACCACGCTCATCTTCATTCAATCCACTAAGATAAATTCTATCCTGATTATACTCCCACGGTGCTACTAGATTATTAATTGCATTTTCTTGTTCATCACTCAATCCTACCATATTTTTACTGAGGTCAACAAGCCCATCAATTCCTACAGTTACAGTAGTCATACCTGCCAAGCGTTTAGCACCTTCAGCAGCTAGTGTAGTATCACCACTTGTAATGTCATCAATAGTATACTTCATAAGATTTTTTGAGATACGAGTCATCTCAGCAGGGAAGGACAAAAAGTCACCAATTGGTGCATTTCTTAACTGCTTTAGACCACGAGGAACAAGATTGTAGTTAGGCATAAGGTCACGTGTTCTCTGTGCAGCAATACGTTCCTGTTCTTTTAATGGTAAATCTTTATATTTATCAGACTTTTTAATATATTCAAGAGTTTTTTCAAAGTGTGCAATTTTAAAGAAATCATCTTCTGCCTGATACAATTCCATTGTTTTTTCATTTAATTTTTTAGGAACATAAAGAGCAGCTTTTGTTACCCAACCTTCAGGGTCTTTATCAAATGCTTCAAGGTTGCGTCTAATAACACCTAGATTAACATTACTATTTGCAATTCCTAACTCAATATATCTAGCATTTCTATCAGATAATTCTTTATTAGACATTCCACGTAGTTTTTTAACAGCACGTTGTGGCATTAAACTAGATAGTGCTTCTTTCGATTTAGAACCTGGAAGCATACCATTAGCTAACATCATAAAAGTATTACCCATTACGTTTCGTCCATGAGTAACAGGACTAAATACAGTTTTAGCTACTTGAGATAAACCTTTGGCACGTATAAATTTATTTAGTGTCCAACCCAAAACACCAGAATTATCTACAATAGGAACTTCAAGACCTTCTTCAATTGCTTTCTTATATGCAGGTGTTACATATAAACCCTGCAATGGATTATCAAGTTGGGCTGCGGCCTTACCACCAAAAATCATACTAAGTTTTTCATCAGTAGCTTCTGCTAATAATTTATTCTTCTTTGGGTCTGCAGAACTTCTAGTTGCTAAACCTTTTTTCGTTAAATGATTGGCAATATCTTTTGTAAACCTTTGCTGCGCCGTAATCTCTGATAGATTAGCCATAGTTTTTACATAGTTTTCAAATGGATTTTTTACTTCTCCCAAAAGATTTCGTATACTCTCAGGCAAACCATCATCTCTTTTTAAACCACTCTTAACACTTTGTGTTCTTCTTTGTTTCCTAACTAGAGAATCCAAAATATCTGCAATACCCTTATCGCCTGCACCACTTTTATCAATTAATTTATTTATTACACCCACAGGGTCTTCTGCCCCTGACTCTTTAATAGCTTGTAATGCGCTGGTAAATAAACCATCAGGGTCATACTCTTCAACTTTTTTTCCTTTTTTCTTAAGTTCTTTATATTTTTGCCAATCACGAGCAATCTTTTTTGCATACTTAGGGTCATCAAAGAAATTATAACTACGTGTTAAATACACACCTAAGTTTTTACTAATTCTTCCTTTGAGTTCTCCTTTTGCATCACCTATAATTTCTTTAGATAAATCATCAACACCTTGACGCATTTGCAAAACAATATCACGTACATTTCCCTTTAAAGAAGACATAGCAAAAGCTTCACCTCTAAGGGCTTTATCAAGGAGTTCATCTAAGTTTTCGGGCGGCTTTCCTTTGTACTCTTTTTTAATAGCTTCTTCTAAATCTTTGGCAACCCCTTCTGCTCTAGTCAATGCAGCCTTACCTGCCCCCTGACGTTCAACAAGGAGTTCAAGAACTTTGTCGTCTGCTCCCAAGCGAGAAGACAACCAAGAAGGCCAAGGCATTCTAGCCTCAATACCTACAGCCTTAAGTCCCGTGTCTACAGCTTCAACTCCTTTTCTAGGCACAGTCATAACAGCAGTTGCTGCCTCACCAATAGGCTTACGATATGCTGCCGCAAGATATGCAGGAGAAAGGGCTGCACTTAATCCTAAGTTTGCCCCAAATGTTTTAAGATATTTTTCTGCCTCAGTATCATCAGGATTTAAAGCAAGGCTTTCAACAGCCTGTTTAAATCTTGGATTATTATCTAGAAACTCCTGTCCATTTTCTAACTCAGGAACAAACTCTTCAATTATATTAGCTAAGTTTTCTTCTGGAGCAACGATAGTAGCTGCGCCTGCATATGCCGTAGCCTTTCCTACATCCTTTACAAGAGAACGTGGCCTACGACCAAGCTTCCTATTAGTCCTTGTAACTACAGACCGCATAGCAGGGGCTAAAGTTTTTGCACCCTTATACCCTTTTGTTGCCGTTTTGGTAATTAAACCACCGCCAACTAAAATTGAACCAATAGTACCACCAACATCTTCAGCAGTAGCTAACAAGTCTTCACCATGATAAGGGTCAAGCAATTCATTAGCCGCTTCTTTTACAGGTTCAGGTATATACTCGCCTGCTAAATCAGCAGCATCACTAAATGTTTTTGTAACATATTCAGGTAAAAAAGTGTCTCCAAATTCTACAGCACCACGACCAGCCTCACCTAAAAAACGTCCACCTGTACGAGCCAAGGACTCAACAAGCTTATCTGGTATAAGTGTAAGGTCTTCATCAGATAATTGAAGCGCACGAAAGTCTGTCTCACCTGCCTTTCTAGCAGCGTCAAACTTAAGATTAGCATCTAAAAAATCTGCTGTAGTTATATCTGTGTCAGCTTCCTTTATAAACTCGTTGATGTCTTCGTAAGATTGAATCTCACCAGCTTTATATTTTTCATCAATTTGTTCAAATAAGTCTTGAAAGCCTTGTGAGCGAAAACTTATTGTCATACTATTGTTTACCTTTTGGAGTCATAGAAGCTAATCCTGATGCAGTGTCTATAGCTTTAGAAGCAGACCCTTTACCTACAGGTTCAACACTAATATCTTTATCTTCTGTGGAATTATAAATATCATCAAGTTTCTGTTTATAAATTCTTAATACTTCTGTTCTATAAGATGCAGGGTCATTTCTAACAGTTCCTGCATATATACCAGCAGTAGCTTCACCTTCGGCAGCACGGCGAAGTTGATTTCGCATATCAGCACCTTTCTTGGTACTTGTTTTTTGTAAACCAAGAAAACCTTGGTCAATTTTTTCATATTCAGATGAAGGAACAGCAGCAGTTCTAGGTGTAATTGTATCATCAAGGTCGTCTACAGTTGTTAAACCAAGTAATGCGCCACGAGCAGTTGTTATAAGAGGGGACTCACCAAGTTCAGGTTGTGCAGCCAAGATGCCCAAACCCACTCTTATTCTTTCTTCTCTAGAAAGATTAGCACCAGCAGGACCAAAGGGGTCAAGGTTATCTGCATAGTATTTTGCGCCTGTTCTAATACCAGAGCCAATACTTTGAAGACCACTACCTACACCAGATAATATTCTTTGAAAAGCATTAGGTTCATTAGATGTAGAAACAGGCGTAAGCCCTGCTTGTTGTTGGACTTTTCTTAAAACTTCAGGGTCATTTAAACCCCTTGTTAATTCATTTATATTTCTAGGAATATTTCCAGAAGAAAAACTTGACCCACCCTGTAATGAGGGAGTTGAACCAGTTTGTAATGAAGCAATGCCACCGCCATTTTTACTCATTCTCAAGGCTTGACGAGCAGCACGTTGTTTGGCAAACATTACAGAATCATTAGGAGTTATTGTCTTGCTACCAACAGAAGACATAGCTTGTGATGGGTTAATATTTTTCTTTTTCTTTTGTTCTCTTTCAGAGGCATAATCTGTGCCAAACATTTCGTCAGAAAAATCTTCAATCTCTTTAATTTCGTCCTCTTCTTCTTCACTAAATATACCCTGCTCACCTGTTGTATTATTATAAGCCCTTCTAAATGGTTCGGTAAATCTACTTAATATACCACCACCGTTTTCATAATTAGCTGAACCTACAGAAGCCATAGCACTATCTATATCATCTAGTGTCGTATCTTTGCCACCACCACTAGACATTATTAATTGGAGTAATGGACCGCCTGCATTTTTACGCACTGCTCCACCTTTATTCATAAAACCACCAACCACAGTACCTATACCAACAAGTTCTTGGAAAGTTGAAGGCTCCTGAGTATATTGTGTTTGTCTTGTAGGTGCGCCATATACAGTTGACAAATATCTTTGAGAAAGAGAGAAGGGGTCATACTCTCCAAACTTAGCCATCTCTGCAGCAATGCGTTGCTGTTCTAATCCTCGTCTTTCTGCGCCTACACCAGCTTGAAGACCAGTTCGCTCTATTTGTTCAGCAAAACCTTCTTGACCAATTTGAAGTCCTTGTTGTGCAAGGGCTGCTAATTGACTAGGTAGCCGTGCTTGCCTTTCTCGTTCAGCTTCCGTTTGGGCTATTGAGCGTTCTTGTAATGCACCTTCAATATCTGCTATACTACGAGCATATTCACCTGCTGCACCACCACGTAAAATATCTGCACGTGCGCCTGTGGTTGCGCCAACACCTCCACTAACTGCGCCAACACCAATATCACGAATTGCCTCTTCAAATGCTTGCCTTTGTGCAAGACGCTGTGCTTCTGCCGTAGGCTCAAGAAGCTTACGTTGAGCAGCTATCTCTGCTGCTGTAATAGGTCTAACCGCTTGTCTTGATAAAGCAATAGCTTCTTCAATACTTCTTGCGGCAGGGGCATAATAATCAGGCTGTCCAGTAGCCAACGCAATAAGTGATGATTGAGCAGCTAATTGTGCAGGGTCAAAATCAGCTACACGTTCTCCTTCATATACTCTTGGACCAGCTAAATATTCTGATTCTAGGTTTTTTAATCCTCTTTCAATAAAAGGTTTTACAGCAGGGTCAAAACCACCCCCAAAAGGTTTAGGTTTTTCTGAACCGCCTAATAATTTTGTAAAAAATCCCATGCCTATACTTCCTTCATAAATTCACGCAATGTTCTTGCAGCACTAATTTGTTTGGGTTGTTTTGTAGTGCCATATGCTTGTTGTCTTATTTCTTCTCTAAGCTTGTCAAGGCGTTCAACGCCATCTTCTACATTTCCACCACCAAGCTTTTTGACTTGATTTGCATCTACAATATATTCGTCTTGACTAATACGTGCCTCTGTAATGTCACCACCATTAGCTACTTCATATGACACATTGTCTGACATACCATCACCAATCTCTTCCTGAACCATCCCTGCTTTACTGCCATCAGTATTTTGTACTTGTGGAAGTGACTGGTCAAGAAGCTTACCACCTGCATCAGATGACCCATTGCCAAGTGCAGCCACAGTGTAGGCATCAATAACATAATCATCACCATCTACCTTACCACCGTCAATAAGTTTGCCGCCCTCATCTCTATACACAGGAGAAGACATTTGTGGCGGCATAGGAGCAGCAGTCATGTTTAACCTTGGTTGCGGCATAGGAGCAGCAGTCATGTTTAACCTTGGTTGCGGCATAGCCTGTGCAGCTACAATAGGAATCATGTCTTTAAGACGAAAGGCACGCTGAAAACCAGTAGCATCCTCTGTCATACCCATTCCTTTTAATTGTAATATATTTGCAAGACCCTCATACATTGTAATATTATACCTTATTTATATCAAATATACCAGCTACCTAATGGAAGTCTACCCATGCAGAACCAGTGTAACCTTTAAATTTTGTAGCACTAATAGCAAATGCTACGTCCCCTTGTTGTGGCCTACCAATATCAGTAATAGTAACCACAGCATATATCTTTGTTGACGGTGCGCTATCTTTACGCAGGTCTTCTGTATCTAGCTCACGTGTAAGTTCGTTAGCCCAACGACTTATATCAGTGTGCAGTTCGTCTACACTAGGCGGTTTCATAATAGGAAACTTAGGATAACTAGCCATTACCGTTCACCATCAGGTTGCATTGCCAATCTTACAGAACCCCACCGCCACTGACCTGCAGCATCTGCAGATACACGAACAACAGACTGCCTGCCCCTTGCACGCATATTTACTTTTTGAGTATTAGCATTAATAGTAAATGGTCCTTTTTCTTGGAAATCATCTGCTGGATATCTACGTGTCTTAACAGAAAACTTAATCTGCTCTCCTGTGCTAAATGTGTAGTCAGGGATTAGTTTATCTGCAAACATTAACTGCTTACCCTTGTCAAGGTCAAACTCTGAGGATTCAATAAATGATGTCAAGGTTTGTCCATCGCCTGTGTAAATGTCAGAAGGCTCGTTGTTCCATACAAGCATATCACCTGTAGCAGATGTACGTCCTGTTAGAATAGTAGTATCAAATACATTGCGGTCTGCATATGTAGTAGTAATACCATTTTCAAATAGATTACCATATACCCATGTTTGCTCTTCATAATTATAAATTACATAAGCATTGGGTTCTAAGCTACTATTTTCTGGATAGAGCCAAATAATTTCTTTAAACTCACTATTGATACCTGCATATACTTTATCTTTTTGTGTCATATTAAAACTATCAAAAAGATGTCGGCGTATGGTGCATGGCATAGTATTAACACGACCATCATACAGGTAGAAGTTATTGTCACCCATCCAGTAAGATACACCATCAATATCAACAGCCGCATGTGGACCAATCATACCACAGTTAGAACCTACTTGAGTAAATCTAAATATAAATGGACTTCCTACAAAGTCCTGAATGTACATAGCTTTGTCAGTCCAGATATTAATTGTATTACGTGAACGCAATGCACCAATAATACGAGAACCTTCTGTCAAGTTAACAGAGCCTGCAGTATTAGTGGCTGATGGCTCCCATACTCTAAAGTTATTTTGGTCAGACCAAGCAACTCTTAGTGGTACAACAGTTGGGTCATCAGCACTAACAGATGCCCCGTAGCAAACAACATGCCCATCATTAGGAGATACAATAAAGCTGTTTGCATATGGTGCAGTACCTACAATACTTGCACGAGTAATTGTATAATTGTTTTGTGAAACATCTAGGAATGCAATTTTACTTTTACGGCGTAAAGCTAGTAGGTCTTCACCAAATGTGTCAAGCGACCACTGTGCGCCTTGGAAAACAATATCTGAAGAAGAGGCAGGTGAGTTCCAAGCCTGTTGACCACTCCACACACCTGCACCATAACCCAATCCTTGAATATCATTAGCAGGTTCATTTGGTATTAAAAGATTTATTTTACCATTAGTTCCACCTACATTATTAGCATTAGCTGTGGCAGTAACATTGGCATTAATAAAAAAAGCATCCTGTGCGCTAACAGACGTAATTGCAAAAGTTCCGTTAACACTTGTTCCTGAAAAATTATCTACGCCAGTAAATTCAATTCTGTCTCCTGCGCTAACATTTTGACTTGGTGAATATCCCAAATTTACTTTAACTCTAGTTGTTCCTGTAGATGTAATAAAGTTATTAGAAACACTAGTTGTTGTTGCAATGGGAGTTGAATCTGTTCTGTCTTCGTTTTGAACAACATATAGTTGTATGTTAGTACCATAGGCTACATACTTACGAGTATTATTATCTGTCCATGTAAGAATGTCACGAGAAAAACCTGATATACTATCTGTAGAAAATTTAGTATATCCACGTAAGTTTTCTGGCTTACCTTCACGAAACCTTACACGGTTTCCATCAAACCATTTACCCTCTTCAGCATACTTGGTTGATTCTCTATGAAAACCAGGAAGAAAGTCTAAACTAAAAAATTGTGTTTCTGTCGATGCCATATCTATTCAATAAGTTTTGTTTCTATATCACCTTGCTTTGCAAGTTGCAACAACTCGTCTTGCTGCGTAACCATTTTATTTCTAAATGACTCAACAGCCCCTTGAGTTCCTCTAGCAGCATTTGTTTGAGCAACTAACAGAAGAGGCAGCATAGTTATTGCACAGCCCCATTCTTCAACTTCTTTACCCCCTTGGGGATTTTTACCTGCAAGTTTTGTAAACCAAGCGCAGTCTAATTGTTTACACGGTTCAAAGTTATGTAACGGACACCCGTTCTTAACATTTAATTCCATTCATTAATCCTTTTCGCATACAATAAAGTTAACATATTTAACATTTAAGTTAAAAGCACTGCCTTGTGCAATGCTTACTGTGTGCGAGTGAGAACCTAGTCCTGAAAGGCTGTGACTGTGACCTGAACTACTACCTACTGTATTTGTTGTTCCAGTAACATTTGGAGTTACATTTGCATTTGATGAAGCATAACGAACAGCACCTGGAATAAATCCACCCTCATCCGTAGTATCAAGAGTTAAGGTATGATTGTGGGCTGGCATTTGAGCAGTAGTTAGGGCTGTTGCAGCCGTGCTTCCTGAAAGAGTTGCTGCTTCTGTAGATTTACCTGTAATAGAAACAGTAATGCCTGAATTAAATACACTGGTAAATTCATTAGAGCCACCCACCTGTGCGCCACTAGTAGCCGCATTAACAATACGAAGTGCAGCACCTGCATGAGAGGCAGAAGTAATAACTGTCCATCCGCTTGGAGCAGAATCTTGGTTAAAAGCTAGTCTAGTTCCTGGGTCAAAATCTTTAAGTACATAGCTATTCGAGCCATTTGTAGCAACCAAAGCTGGTCCATTACCTACAGTAACTTTTGTGCTACCATTATCCATGATAACATTATGACCGCCTGTAGTTTCATTATTAACAAAGTAAATTTTTTCTGGTGCTGTAGAATAACTAACTGTAACGTCTGCTGATAATGCTCCTGTCATTCTAAGACCAAAACTTCTAGCTTGGTCTGCAGAGCCATCATTTGCAGTAAGTGTTACACCAGCCCCGCCCCGACCATCTACATCAACTGCAGTTACACCTGCAACTGCTGCATCAACCAAGTCAATCATATTTGAGTTTAACCTAGCACCCCAAGTGTTAGCATTTTCACCTGTGCCTTGTTTTTCTAATCTAATTCTTGAACTATATGAAGAAGCCATGTTAGTTTTTTCCTAAATATTTTTGCACTGTTTCTGTTTCATAAATTCTAATGCAAACCCAAATCAAAGAGGCCAAAGCAGTTATGCTAGGCAGAACCTGAAGCCATGCTCCAGCAGTTACGCCAAGCGCACTAAAATCTAGCACAAGCTTATCTGTTTCTTCCATTATTATTCTCCTTGAAAAGTTTGCAGATTATATATTATACCGCATTACCTATTAATAAGCAACTAGTCTGCATCCGCAATCGTAAGTGTGCCAGCTTCGACTTGGCGCATAATTTCGGCGTAGTGGCGGTTGCCTGAATCAAGCGGCACAGTCATCGGAAGTCCATCTATGGTTGCTCTAATAGCTGTTTTCTCACCATCACGGGCTTGATATTTTGCAGACGTAATATTCATAGTGTTTTCCATAATTATAACTCCGCATCTGCTACAATTTGATAGGTATAAGCAGGTGAATCAGCACTCGTTCCCAAAAAATAACCAGTTAGTCCATTTGAATATGGGGTTGGCGATTGTGTAAATGTAACCAGTGCGCTGTCATTATATCGAGCAATTCTGTCTGCTGTAGCCGTAGAGTCACTGCGACCTGGATAAAATGTAATAGAGGGAGCAGCCCTCATTTGAACAGGCCATTGTAATGCTGGATATGCACGGTCATTAATTCCATCTAATCCAAGGGCATAATACGGACCTTTGCCAGCATTTGTTGCTACACCTGGAAACCACTCCTCACTTGACGTAGAATTGTCGCCTGATTTGTAATAATACCGCTGACAATCTAAATAAGTGTCACAGTATTTTTGATGCTCAAACTCAGTAGCTACTGAGCCGACTTCGAGTTGAACGCCCGTAAGCTGTAGTGTTGCACTTCCTGTGCTTATCAAATTAGTCTGACCTGTTACACCAGCAAAATTACCAGAACCCCATTGACCAGCCGCCTGTAACCGACTTGAACCATCACCTAAAGACCAGCTTACTCTTAGACCAATTCCATTAGTGGTTAGCCAAGTTCCACTTGTGTCTCCTTCAATAGTGTAAGTCTTCTGTTCCCAAGTATCTGCTGAATTTATCGTGTAAGAAAAATTAAAAGAACGGTCTGCCGCATTATTCCGAATAGCCCCACCAAACGTACCTGTCACACTCGATTTAACATAAAAAGAAATCGTTAGCGTTTTGGCCGCAGAACTACCAAAGCCTAGATGATAAATATTTTGACCTTCAATTCTTTGAGTAATCCCATAAAAGTCACCCGATGCAATGCTACTATCTGCGCTTGTTACCGTTGCAAGAATAGAATTATTAAACCCAGCAGGACTGTCAGTAGACTGAGCGAGAGTAAATGTCCCACCTGCGGCGGCAAAACCTTTAAACCTATCTACAGCACCCATTAATTCGCCGTTGTTAACTGTCCCAGTTGCTCTTTGATTTACTTCTGCCGCCCCATTGATAATTAGGTTGCGCCGCCCTGACGGAGTGCTGGGTATCTGTGCTAGTTCTCTTGCATTGCTAGTCATTAGATAGCTCCGTTCCACCAGCATCACGTTCTGCCCGTGTCTCATAGTCAGAACGTCCTGTCACCAATGTTACAAAATCCGCTTGATTACTGGGTATGCTGTCTGTGAATGAACTATCATTCATCAGTTTTGTGACCCAATCAGACTGCATCCGTTTCCAGCAATTATTTATCTTGCCAGTGGTTGCATCTTGAACCCACTCATTGATATCGGTTATGTCATTCAGCAATATCTTTTGCTGAGTATCATCCAAGGTAATTGTAATCGTAATGTCTGCCATTTTTTTCTCCTAACTAGCAAGCTAAAAACCCGCTAAATGCTGAACCCGTACTTATATCTGTTTGCTGGCTTCCAGCATTTTGTTGAATATTTACAGTTGCCGTGTCATTGGCATCCATATCCGCAAGAACACTAATCGCTATTGTTTGAAATCCTAAACCAAGGTCAGTCGATGCAAAATCTAAAAGCCCAAAATATGTTCTGTTGGAAGTGTCTAAACGGACTTGATAATAGGATGCTGTGCTATCAACCTGTGTTAAATAAACAATTACATTAAACTGATATCGTCCCGTGACGGGTGCTGTAAAAGTATTACTTGCAAAATTACCACCTTGGTCAAAAATTTCAGTTCCCATAGCAACTGTTACGACTGAATTGTCATTCGCAATATTTGCTTGAGTAGATGTAGGGCGTGCTAAAAATGCCGGAGTGCTTGTTGCTTTAACAGCCACACCGCCCAAATTCATAGTGCTTGCACTATCAACCGCAATAAAACCACGCTGACCAGTGTTGTCATTGGTGACAAACTGTAAGTGACCGCCAACACCACCAGAGCTTTCACGAATAATTACTGCGCCAGTTGTTGCAGCGGCATCCTGTAAGAAACGACCACGACCCGCAACATCTAAATTAGCGTTTGAAGGGGAAGAGGTATTAATTCCAAGAATCCCATCGCTGGTCATTCTCATACGCTCTGCCCCACCTGTTTCGACAGTCACCGTATCAGCGGCTGGAAAACGGATTGCAGTGTTTGTATCTCCAGAGTGAATTATTTTATCACTAATGGTTAAGTCACCGCCTACATCAAAGTTACCGTCTATTGTATTATTGAATACAGAAAATACATCATAGACAACTATTTCAAGAACATCTCCAGCAGTTGCCCCAGACCCTAACACAACAGACGTACCTGATGTAGCCGTATAGTCATTTGCAGGGTCTAGAAGTACGCCATTAAGGTATACATCCATATACAAAGCATCTGAATATGAAAGAGCTAAGTTAGAATCAGATGTAGTAAAAGTTGTTTGTCCAGCCGTGGCTGTATACAAAAACCTATTACGTACCCCTGTTCCTGGTTGTTTACCTATATATGCCATTAGATTGTATCCTGTGCATCCATAAATGTTTCGTAAGCTGATTTAACGCTGTCAGTCCAGACCGCATTACATATCGCTTGAACGGTTGCATCTTCACCCGATATGTCTGTATCGCCCCAAGTGTCGCCAGACTTGGTGCGGCAGTGCAGAACGTGGCGATGGTAAGTGCGGCTAATTTCTACGCCATCATCTTTTATGATTGTTGCTTTGCGAACTTGGACGTTTTTATATTCGCCCCTAACTTCGCAGTCGTATTTAAATTCTTTAGTAAGTGCCATTTTTATCTCCTGTGGCTGGACTGTCCGACCCGACTTCCAGACGGGTTAGCCTGTAAAATAAGTCATGCTTCCTCTGTAAAACTCTACACCAGATGGCGTTGAGCCTTGGATTGGTCTATCAAACTCAATAGATATGTCTGAGGATGCTCCTAATGCTATACTCAAAAACAATGAAGCGTCCTCAAAAACAACACCTGTTGCCTCAACTTGAGTACCAGACGCCTTGTCTGATACGGCATAAGGCAAACCACCAATAGTCATAGCCGCACCAGTGCTAGTTGGAGTTAAATTAGCAACAAAATGAACCGTCACTACGTTTCCAATTTTTGTATAAAAACCTTGGTTGGCAGAAATTGCAGAAACATTAGTTCCTGCCGTTGGTGTCCAAGTTCCCTCTTCATAATCATCCAGCGCATTGGCGGCGGCTGTATCGCCGTTGAAGGTTAGACCACCGCCTGAAAGGATACGCATACGCTCTGTTGTACTGTCGATATAATAATTAGCACTTGCGGCAGATGTGGTGAGAAATCGGATATGTCCACCTTCGTTATCACCATCACCGATAACATCAATCGCCGCTATAGAATGTGTGTCACTGGCGGTAAAAGAAATTGCCCCTGTTGCGCCAGTTGTATTGGTGTTTGCTCTTTCTAATTCAAGAATTGAATTTCCACTGTTTGCCGACAGGGTAGCAAGTCTGCTTGGTGAAGCTGTGCCAATGCCGACCCGATTATTGGTGGTGTCAACGTGCAGGGTGTTGGTGTCAACTGTCAGGTCGCCAGTAAAGGTTCCTGTTGATGCTTCAAGAGCCTGTGCTGCAGGGTGTGTTGCACTTAGTTGTAGCGGCCCACGATTCACTACATAGATGTTGTTTGTTCCAGAACCAGGAGCAGCAGTAAATGTAAGAGTAGTTCCGTCTACAGTATAAGCAGTTGTAGGCTCTTGCCTTACATTTTCTACAAAAACATCTACAGTATTTGTTGTTGCCCCTTCGGACAAAGTAAAGGCAGTAGTAGACCCATTACCACTAAAGGTATCTTTAGATGGTTTCGTGGTAAAGTTACCGCTTGCGCTATGTCCAATATATGCCATTAGTCTGCATCCTGTATTGTTAGTGTACCAGCCTCTACTTGTCGTAGTATTTCGGCGTAGTGGCGGTTAGCTGGGTCGAGTGGGACATGCACAGTAACGCCATCAATCACAGATTTAACGCCGCTTTTTTCGGTTGCTCCATCGGGGCTTGTTACCTCGACATATTGAGCAGACGTAATATTCATGTCATCCATTTTTATAACTCCGCATCGGCTGTAAATGTCGAACTTGAATTTGCATAAAGTTGAGAGGCACCCGTTAGAGTACAGGCTCTTTGGTTTGCATTATATACAGTAGGCGTTGCCGTTCCCTGCCAACTGCTGACTGTAACTGTAGGGGCGGCTCTCATTTCTACAGGCCACGTTAAATCAAAATAAAACGTCCCACTAAAGCTACCAAACGGAAAGCCCATATATTGAACCGCAGAAGTCGTTGCATGATTTTGGAAGTACCGTTTGCACAACTGCAACTCTTCACCAAAACTTTTCGCCTCAAATTCGGTCGCTACGGAGCCAACTTCGAGTTGAACGCCTGTGATTGCCCAATCGTTTGCAGTGCTAGAAGCTAAATTTTGAGTGCCTACTACACGATTAGCAGTGGTCGCAGATGCCCAAGACGTATTAAGTGTGCCACTTGTATAGTCAGAACCAGCCCCCAGCCACCAATTTATTTGTAAAGATTCTGCATTGTCGTCATCAAAAGCACCCGATGTATCCCCATCGAATGTGACTGTTTTTTTCTCCCAAGTATTAGCAGATGATATTGTATATAAAGCAGATATTTGCCTGTTGTTATCTGTATCATACAGTTCCACCACAAAGTTTCCCGTAGTATTAGACTTAACAAAAAAACTTAGTGTCACTGCTAAAGCACTGCTTGTCCCCTTTCGGAATTGTTTTAGGTCTTGACCCTCAAGTTTTTGTTGAACTAACAAATATTGCGATGAAGCAATAGAGGTGTCAGCAACTGTGCAGTCTATTCTATAGGCATTTAAAAAACCTTCGCTCGTGGGGGCATCTGTAGACTGTGTCACTGTCCAAGTTCCCGTATTGTGGACGAAATTTATTCTGTCACAGGTTAAGTACCCCCCATTGGTATTTCCAGCCACCGATGTTCCTCGTTGTGCCACCTGCATTGCACCGTTATACGCAAGGTTGCGCCGCCCACCAATCGGTCCTGTTAGTCCCTCATTGTCTATTCGACTAATTGGCATTAAGTAATCTCCAAAATACTAAGTGAAACATCTGCAGAGCTTGCAGTATCACTTGTTACCTTAAGAACATCTGATGCTTCCAAAACAACCTTCTGGTCGCCGCCTACTACAACTAGTGAGCTTCCTGCAGGAACAGGAGCAGCCTTAACTACGTAAATATTATCTCCATCATTGTTTTCTATTTGAACATCTACTGCTATTTGAGATGCAACTATGTTTGCAATTGCCAAACCAATAATAGTTGTTTCTGTAGAACTAGGACAAGTGTAAATTGTAGCAGCACCAGTGCCTACTCCAGTATCTGTCTTTAATTTAAACGCATTAGCCATATCGTATTATACTCCATAAATTATCCTAACGCAATAGCAAATGCCACAGCAGCAGCATTAGCATTGCTAATACTGGTTGCCATAGTTGCGCTTAGTGTTGCTCTTGCTGTATTACTATTTCCAACACTTGTTGCCATAGTTGCACTTAATGCAGTTATTGCTGAGTTGCTATTACCAATACTAGTTGCCAGTGCTGCAGAGGTAGCAGCAAATGTGCTAGACACTGCGGCTATTCTAGTCTCTAGTGTAGCCGATGTCCCTGCGCTTGCAGCAGCTACAGCGATTGTATTTACTGAAGCAACAGCATCTAAGTTTGTTTTAGTAAGAACAGATACTGCAGCTATTCGAGTTTCTAATGTAGCAGAGGTAGCCGCAAAGGTAGAAGATACTCCTGCAATTCTAGTTTCAAGATTAGCAGATGTTGCAGCACTTGCTGCCGCTACAGCAATTGTATTTACTGAGGCCACTGCATCTAGATTAGTTTTAGTGAGAACAGATACTGCCGCAATCCTAGTCTCTAGTGTTGCAGAGGTGGCTGCAAAGGTACTTGATACCCCTGCGATTCTAGTCTCTAGTGTTGCAGAGGTGGCTGCAAATGTAGAAGACACTCCCGCAATTCTAGTTTCAAGAGTTGCAGATGTTCCTGCACTTGCATAAGCTCCTGCCGAAATAACAGTATTAATGGATGTAATAGAATCCAGATTAGTTTTAGTAAGAACCGATACTGCTGCAATACGTGTTTCAAGTGCAGCAGAAACAGTAGCAATACTAGTTGCCATAGTATTAGAAACAGTTGCTATACGAGATTCAAGAGTTGCTGAAGTAGTAGCAAAGGTACTAGATACTCCTGCAATTCTAGTTTCAAGATTAGCAGATGTAGCTGCGCTTGCTTTTGTTTCAGCAAGAACTGATACTGCATTAATGCGTGTTT